TTTTCACTTTTTTTTATATTTTTTTGTGTTCATTAACTAAATCGTACAGTTCCGTCCAGTCAATAGCATCTTCGTTGATACCATCAAACCCTTTACCGAACTTCGCCATGTATAAGTCTCTAAGTTGGTTCTCTGACCAACATCTACGTAATGACTCATACACATCTTCTTCATTACAAAGCCATAAGTATGCGTTCCACGTATCCCAGTTTTTATACCCGTTATACATTATTATCTCCTAGAAGTAAGCGCGACGAGTGCGATCGTAAATTTTTAAATCATCGTCAATACCGAACGATTCGCCTGCAGGGGTTTCTGAATCAGAAAGGTAACGAAACCCTTTATAATTTCCAGTCTCATGTAGGATGCTAGAAATTAAAGCTGTAATAGACTCACGGTATTCAGGGGAAGCACCACAAGAATCGTGGCTATTAGCCAACATTTGATTAGCTAACTCTTTAACTCGATCTACAGAAATGGTTTTACGTGACATAATCTATCCCTCAACTCAATTTACACGTGTAGTATAGATGATATCAAAACAAAAGTCAACAGTTTTTTTAAAAAAAGTGCCAGATTTTTGAGTCAGGGGCACGACTCCCTTATCAATGGCTCTGGCAAGCCAGCCTGCTACAACCGAACTAACGGTCTCTAAGGTAGCACAGGTTCTTATTATTCGGTATCTTCTTCTTCCTGCCTTTCGTACATTTCCATTAAGAATGTATTCATTTGTTCCATAGGCTTTAGCAAAGGGTGATCCAACCCTTGTTGTCTTCGTATAGAGGCTACAAGTATATTCAACGCAACAGTGAGGTCAGCTTCCATCTCTCTGATATCGAATCCTTCATACTCTAGTAAATCCATAGCGTCTAACATTATGTCATACGCCAGCATTTCTAATGATTCTTCGTCGGTCTGAGCGAGTTTTTTATCCGCTATTTCAGCAGCCTTTGCTTTAAAGTCGACAACTTGTCCCATGTGAACCTCACTTGGATAAATGTTTGCTGTGAATTTTACACCCAATAAACTCATTGTAAAATTCTTCTTTAAGAAGAACGTCATATTCGAACTGGTACTTCGCTTCATAGTAGGAGCAATCGCCCTTGGTCTTACAAAGCTTTAGGATTTCTCTCTTGTAGTTGTCGCCACCTTGTTCCTTAATGATCTGCTTTAGCTCTTGGTTTGAGCCATAGTATTTCTTCCAATCAGACTGAACAGTGGTTTTAACTTTGCGTTTGCGGGTCTTAGTGACAGGAAGCGTCTTTGGCTTCCAAAAGTATTTTTTACCGATATACTTTTTACCAGTATCCATTTCGGTAATCAGGTAAACAAAACCCTGATAAGGTTTTAAGAATTCCTCATCAGGGTTGAAGGTTTCGTTTTCGTAGAGCCAATCCATAGGTACACTTCATGTTACGTTAATAGTAATATTTAGTGTACCTCTAAATTAATCCTCCTCAGAAATACAAGTAGAATCTACGTCTTCGCCACACATAGGGCAATGAGCAGGTTTTTCTTGATCGTATTTTACAGTTACTTCTGTACAAATATCACAAATAGGACATTCAATTTCAAATTGACTTACCATTTATGCTACTTCCTTTTCTAGTTCATCCCAACCGAAATCTTCACCTTCCATACCTACAACAGAGTATTCAGTAACACGTTTCTCAAAGAAGTTATCATGAGAAGCGCCATTCAATACCCAGTCTAACCATGGGAGAGGATTATCTTTTACGCCAAACTTTGCTTTCAAACCAAGTTGAAGTAGACGACGATCGGCTATGTGTCGGATATATTGTTTAACATCTTTCTCAGTAAGACCAGCCACGTGAGCACCGTCTTCTGTATTACCTTTATACGCTAGCTGAATAAACTTATCTTCTAGTTTAACAGCAGTTTCAGCCATCTTATATATTTTAGATTTTAACTCGTCATTAACGATACGAGGATGCTCTTCGCAGAAAGTACGGAACAACTTTGCGTTACCCTGTACGTGTAGAGACTCGTCGCGAATAGACCACTCAACAATAGTACCCATTCCTTTCATCTTGCCATGACGTTGGAAGTTCAATAGCATTACAAACGAACTGAATAGGCTCATACCTTCGTTGAATACTGACTGTGCTAGAGCAAGCGCCAAGTTAGCTTGTGTAGAGTTATCGTTATCCTTCATAAAGTCTAACTTATCAGCCATGGCTTTAAACTCTAGGAATTTATGATACTCTTCATCAGGTAAACCAAGCGTATCATTCAACAACGCATATGCGCGTTGGTGTACTGCTTCACGAGCAGCAAACGAAGAAAGCATATTGCGAACTTCATTATTCTTAAATTTAGGGATTAGAAACTCGTGGTAGTTTTCACCCACCTGTACATCTGATTGAGTAAACAAACGTAGAATATGAGTAATAAACTCTTTCTCGCCTTCTGTAAGTTTAGTCTTCCAATCTTGTACGTCTTCACTTAATTCAGCTTCATCTTCAATCCAATGGACTTCTTCGTGTTTCTTAGATAGATCAACCGCCCATGGATATAAGAATGGTTTGTACGATTGAGAGAATTTTAATAGTGACATACTATTCCTCGTGTTTTAATTATTAAAGGGAGCGTTTCCGCTCCCATGGATTATCCGTGACAAGCTGTACACTCGTCACTTTCACTAGATTCTGGCTCGTAAGTACCTTTAGAAAATACTTTCATCATTTCTTCATAACCGCCAATGTACTTGCCTTCAATGTAGATTTGAGGGACAGTATTGACGTCATCTCGACCAGTAACTTCAGCTGCTGTCTTTTTAATTTCAGCTAAGTCAATGTAATCGAAAGGGATTCCTCGTAAAGAGAGCTCTTGTGTAGCCATCTCACAGAACGGACAACCTTTCTTACCATATACTATACTACGCTTATCATCTTCCAAGGCAACTCGCTCTACCTTCTCAGAGACGTTCTCTGCGCGGTTCTTAGCTTCAGTGCGGAGATAGTATAAACCTTTTAGCCCTTTTTGCCAAGCTTTAAAATGAACTTTATTCACATAACGTTTCGGAGCGCCAGCAGGGAAGAACAAGTTGACTGATTGACCTTGACAGATATACTTCTGACGGTCTGCAGCGTGTTCAATAACCCAGTTTTGGTCTAGCTCTTGGGCAGTCTTGAAGATAGCCTTCTCGCCTTCAGATAGGAAAGGCAAGTGTTGTACGCTGCCTTTATTAGTAATAATAGAAGTCCAAATAGAATCGGTATTCATACCCTTCTCTGTAAGAAGCTTCTCTAGATATACATTCTTAACAAGGAACGAACCAGCACGAGTACGATGAGTATATGCGCAAGCTTTTAACGGTTCGATCGAAGGACTTGTTGACAATATGACTCCCGAAGAGGCGTTGGGTGCGATCGCAAGCAAGTGCGCGTTACGTCTACCTGTTCCTTCTCCATCCGGATATTCTCCTCTCTCTTGAGCGAGAATTTCGGTTTCTTTGACTGCTTCGCGTTTGATATGTTCAAACACCACGGTATTGAATTCGCGTGCCTTAACAGAATCCCAAGCGACTCCGTTACGGTGGAGGAAAGAGTGAAATCCCATAGCACCAAGTCCGATGGAACGTTCGCGCATGGCTGAATATCGAGCTCTACTAATTTCATCAGGGGCATTTTCGATGAAGTACTGCAGGACGTTGTCAAGCATGCGAACAAGATCGCGAACAATAGACGTATCTTTCCATTCATTATATTTCTCCAAGTTTAATGAAGATAAACAACAAACGGCAGTACGATCATCGCCAGTAGGCAAGTGAATTTCATTACACAAATTAGATCCATGAATCTTTAAACCAAGAGATTTTAGATTCTTAGGTAGATCTCTGTTTGCTGTATCAATAAAGTTTAGGTATGGTTCACCAGTACGGAAACGAACTTCTAAGATACGCTCCCATAGTTTACGGGCATTTACGCTATCTTTAACCGAACCGTCTTTAGGGTCGCGAAGATCAAACGTAGTGTCATTTAATACTGCCGCCATAAACTCGTCTGTGATATTAATAGCGTTATGAATATTCAACGCCTTCCGCTGAACATCACCAGTAGGGATACGAATATTAAGGAATTCGATAATATCAGGGTGATGAACATCCAAATACGCAGCGTATGATCCTTTACGAGTTTTCCCTTGGCGATACGCAATCATATCCGCGTCAACAGTATGAAGGAAAGGGATTGGTCCAGGAGCAATATCAGAAACGGTACGAACTCCTGACCAGTGACCACCAACACCACCGCCCATTACAGACAACCAGCGTAGCTCGGAGCTGTGGTCGATCAAGCCGTTTAGAGTATCAGGTACGTATGTCAAGAAACAGCTGATAGGTAATCCACGAGCTTTTTCTCCTTGCTTAGGAGCATTGGAGAGGACTGGAGAAGCGAACATAAAATACTTCTTACTAACGTAATCGTATAGTCGCTGTGCCAATTCTTCGTCTAGTTCTCCTTTATAGGTAGACCAAGCAGTTGCGGCTCTTGCGTATGCTTCTTGGGGTGAGGTTTCGCCATCGGTGAGGTAGAAGTCTTTTAACATGCCGACAGCATAGTCAGTTAAAAGATCGTCTCGATCTAGGTTAATGTCAATCATATATTTTCCAATTATTATTTAGAGTAATCGTAGAAAGGTTCGTCTTCTTGGAAAGAGTATTCCTCGATTATCATTTGCTTACCAGTGTTTATAAATTTCTCAGCGCAGGAAATTATATATTCGTTCTGCTCAGAAGTCAACAGCAACCCTTCCCACATCATGTGGTTCATAAAAGAGTTACTATAATTTTTTACTAGGAACTTGTCTGAAGGCAAACGTTCGTCTGTAGTTCCGTGCATAGAAAGGAGAACAAAGTTAGTTGAGTTCTCCTCTTGGGACTTTACTGTATCCAATACTTCTTGGTCTACAGTAGAAAAGATGATGATATTATAATTTTCTTTCTCAATAACTTGCATAGTGATCTCCAAATAAGAAGTAGAATTATATATTACTTCTGGAGAGATAGCAAGCTATTTTTTGCGGTTTTTTATCAGTCTTTTTAGTAGGGTATAGTTCTCTGCACGCTTAATTTTGCGGTCGTATTTTTTACGTACAATAACCGTTTGATTATCGTCGCCTGCTCCTGGAACGGCACTGGTAGTCATTGCCATATCCTCGTCAAACTTCTTTAAAAATTGATCGAATGTTTTCATAGGAATCTCTTTTTTCTAATTTAAGTTATGCGTTATGACGTTTCATTAAAATAGCTCCAGCAGGAACTAGAACTTCTGGAAGCATAGAAGTATACGAATCGTACTCTATTTCAAATACTGTTGTATACGGAAACTTGGCAGTATTCTCTATTGAATGGACGTATTTTACTATGTGAGTGAAATTTTCTCTATCAAAATCATCAATGAGTATATACGGTATCTTAGCCTTGGCCATAGTATCAATATCTGCAGTCAAGCCTTTTAATGAATGATCTCCATCTATGAAAGCAAGGTCATACCCTTCTTTGGAAACTTTACTATGAGATAGTTTTTTAGAATCTATCTCTTTATAGACGAAAGTGTTAGGGAATAAGTCAATCATTTTATTGGCATTTGTTCGAGTGTATTTGTGTTTCCCTATATCTACAGATACATATTTCTCTATTGTATCGCATATAGATAACCCGATGAATGCGCTATGCCCAGCGTTAAAACCTATCTCTATGACTTTTTTCGGTTTAACTAAATCATAAACTTTCTTGAAGGACGTAACAGTTTTATCTGTAGCTACTCCATGCCCTTCTCTGAAATCGGAAACTTCATCTAAAAATGTAGTATCTAATTTCATTTCTTAATATCTGCTGCTGTTATTAATACTTTTTGATTAGAGCGTACATGAAGCGCCTCGTAAACAGGAATGCCTAATACATCGTCTACTGGAGCTCCGTCTAAAACTTTTATTTTGTCTTCTTTCATGATAATATCTTCGCAATTAATGGTCATCATATTACCACGTGCGCGATATAATCCTTCAGAAAGGTTTCCTGATTCTAAAACATACCATTGGTTTTGTTCAGAAAGAACGTCAAGTGTATCGATACCAGTATGCTTATGGATTTTCATTAGGTTTTTGTCGCTTAGTTCGCCATGTTCTTTTATCAGGGCAAGAGCAGCACCATAGCGAGCGACAACAGAATTACCACCTGGAACTTTAGCCATATATTTTTTAAGATTATATACTAACCTATGGAATGCAGTATAGTGTTCTTCATACGCTCTGCGATTATCGAATGTAGTCTTATCAAAAGACTTAATTCTATTTCCATCGGAATCTATAATTCCTGCCTTGAAAGCTTCGGTTTCTTCAATAGGAGTGGTCAATAGCTTTAGGAAACGAATAGTATAAACGATATCAGCAGCAGATTTTAAGATTCCCATTTTAATTCTCTCAATTTTTGTACAGCAAGTTTATCCATTTCAATACCAGTAATCTCGTCTACCTTTATAGCTCGTATGAATATCAAAAAAGGTTTTAGTAGTGGCCAGTGTTCTAGTGGTATTTTAGAAGCGAGTATTTCTACTGTAGCTTCAGAACCAAACACGTTATGCACTACTATTAGATGATTTAGTATCAACCTAAACGCGAAGTCTCCCGTCTGGTAATATCTATTAATCAATCGCTTTATATATTTAAAGCGTTTTAAATCTTCTAGAAATTCCTCACCGTCTATACAGGAAGGATTATAATAATGCTTTGCTGCATAGACGACGAGGTTGTTTTTTGTGAGCTTCATATTAATCTTCAGTAAATAGATTTGTACTATTTATTTAAAGATTAACCGTGGTTTATCCCATGTTCTTTTAAGGTAGAGATCAAAGTAGCCTTCTTTTTACGACGATCTAACTTGATACCGTTTTGTTCACCTAAAGCGTCTAACTCTTCTTTAGTCATTTCTTCTAAAGATTTATTCCCGATGGGAGCTTCTGCTAACATAACTGATTTTTCCGCAACAGATTCCTCAGCTTTGTCTTTACCAAAAGATTTAAACCAATTCAATAGCGCACTAAACATAATATTTAAACCTCTTCCTCTTCAAAATCATCTTCAAAATCAACTTCTTCTAATTCGACGATTTCATCCATTTCGTCATGAGTTTCGGCAACCTCAGCAATCGCATGCTTGTCGGCAACACCACTTACCGCATCTTTCCAATCGGAAACTTGCTTTTTAGTAAATTTCTGAGCCTTTAACAATTCTCCCGTTTTAGGGTGAACCCAACCTTTTACAGTAGGCTCCGCATACGAACACCATTTAGGGGCTTTAATAATCATAGTAGTATTTCCTTTTCGTGGTAATTAGGAAGAATTATTCTTCCAGAACTTTTACTATACGCCTAACTCTGGTAGACTATAGTTAATATCAGGCTTTTCTTTTAAATCATAAAAAGCTTGATTAATTAATGGAACCCAACTTATATCAGATAAGTCTACTGTTCCAGCATCATCTGCCATATAAATGTACGAAGGCATATCTTTCTCTGACCTTTTGTACATATTTAACAATCCTAATTGGCTATAATATTTTAACTTAAAGAACTGAATCATATCTTCGCCAATAGTTAAAGAATTGTCAAAATTTACAAGCGAAGCGCCCTTTTTAGAATAATAAGTTAATCTACAAAGAGACTCTTTATTTTCGCTATACTGTGATACAATATTATTAAACTTTACCCTTTCTTCAGCTAGATATTTTAGTCTATCTATGCTCAATCTTTTAGAAGGTTCCATAGCTAACTGCGCTGCGTGCATGTTAAAGAAATACCAATTCTCGTTCATTACTTTTAGGTCAGCGTCAGATTTATCGAAAGATCTTACTAGCTTTCCTGCTTCACACACAGTTTGTTTATATAGTGCGACACAATCTACTTCCGGAAAGAGAGTAGGTAGAGAATCGTATAATTTTACGCCTTCTCTTGTTATTATATCATCACCGTCTAGTTGAACCATATAATCGTGGTCGCTTTCTAAAAACAACTTTATTACAGAGTTCTTACCTGTAGCTGGAGTACCATCGCACTCGGTAACTACATATTCAATATCGTTTTCTATACACCAGTTTACCGCTTGTTCTTCATATCCTTCTCTACGAGAATTTATAACAACAGTAACTCTATCTTTGGGTATTGTTTCCAAGGCTCTCACTAGCAGACCCAATCGTCTGCTAGTTAATACATAATAATGAGTCATATTTTATTTAACAGGTTTTGTGTCACCATTAGATAAATTGTCATTGCCACGATTAGGGGCTTGCTTAGTAGACTTAGCTGCTTTAGCTGCCATGTCATGCCCATCATCGTCCATAGTTTCATACTTCTTATCTGATTGACCTTTATGCTTATCAATAAATTCTTTAGACTTAGGAGACTCTTTGCTATCGATAGCTTCTGGCTCAGTAGCACCTTTGGTTTGCTTACCCATTGCTTCTTCAATCTTAGCCCAAAGCTGGTCAAAATCTTCTTTGGTTACAAATTGAACTTCTTTGTCTTTCTTAGCTGATTTAGAAATAGTCTTACGACGATTCTTCAAGTATTCGTCAGACTCGTCTTCGTCGCCATCGTTATCAACGTCACCGTCTTCTTTACCTACTGGATCAAGCTTTTCTTCTTCATCGTCTTTCATAGGTTTCTTATCAGCTTCTTTCATGCTCTTCTTATCGCATGCTTCATCGATACTTTCTTCGATTACTTCTTCTGATACTACTTCTTCGGAGACAGTCTTCATTGACAAGTACGCCTCCATAATTTTATTAATGCTATTTGACATTATTGTCTCCGTTATACTCCGAAAAATATTTTTAAAACAGCGCCAACCATTACGGTTGTTGCTATACTTAATACAAACTGCATAACTTTTACAGTTTTACCTTGTTCTGATATTTCATGCTCTAGTTGGTCCATCCTAGAAGAGAACCGATTCATCCTTTCGAAATGTTGATGACTATTCTTTTCAATATTAATCAACTTTTCTTCAGCGCGTGCTAGATCTATCATCGCATCTGAAAGCTTATCGATTTTTACCTCAATCCTTTCAAGGCGAGATTCTTCTCGCTTTACATGCTCAAACAGTTCTGCGTTGTCGCTAACTCGGCGACCATATTCTCTTTCTGGCATTTGTTTACATACCTTTGTTTTTGTTATTATTGGTCATAATAATAATATACGCTATTTATAACCAATTAATTATCAACTTTAGAACCCGCTCTCCATTGGTAGCAACTCCAATACTTTGCTTTCCATTTTGGTCCAGGATTCTTGTCACAGCCATGCCTAGCTCTAAAGGATTTACGCCTTTCTGGATCGTCCCTCTTAATTTCCATGTTAGGGTCGCCAAATGTTACTTTGACGACATTTCCCTTTTCGTTTCTTACATATACTCCAAACTTCTTCTTAGATCCACTCGGCAATCTAAAAGGATTGTTTAGTTTAACTTTCTTCCCTTCGTGCTCTGCTTCTTCTTGTAGAAAAGTTTTGAAGTTTATCATTTTTTACCCCAGTTATTACGAAGTCTACCTTTCAATTTACCGTATAGTGCACGGTTCATTTCTCGTACGTCTTTCTTGGCGGTTGCACGAGCTTTATCGTGACTGCTAACCTCACCAGCCGCTTTGCGAGCCTTCTGGTTTGATAGTTGCTGTTTCCATGTAGATTCGTTCATTTTCTTACTGAGCTTGAACATGATAGACTTGTACATAGCCTTATCAGCTTTCTCAATAGCGTACAAAGCAATTTCGCGAGGCTCTGTATCCATAGCAGCAAGATACTTAACGATATCAGCCATAATAGAAGCATTACCAGTTTCTGCCCAGTTATCGAGCTTACCAGCTAATACTTGAACGTGACGGTGATCGCTCGAATCAAACTTCTTCAATGAAGATTTGAGAGCAGCACCAGCTTTAGAACCTTCTTGTAGTTCTGTTGATTCTTTAACGTAAGGAAGAACTTCCCATTTACCGCCAACTTTATCAGCCTTGTTACCAAGCATAGCTTTTTTATCAGCAGCTTGTTTAGGCATAGGACCAGTAGTTTTACCAGATTTATCTGGACCAGTATACTTTACCACATAC